CTCGAGCCCAGCTCGGATGGGACCCCCAGGGTTTTCCTCTCCTCCTCCGTCTCGGACGCCGCCAAAGGTGGGAACTCGCGCACAGCGTTAGCTCCATTAAGAAGGGCCTCCCTTCTGCCTATTGCAGCCTCCACCCCCCCCCTTCTCTCCGCAGCGCCTGGTTTGACAAGGCCTGCAATCCTACACCCCCCTCTTCTTCTCCGGATTATTTGCGCTTCGCAGCGCGGGTAGTACGTGAGGTCTGTCCTCAGGGATGGGATCGGGAATACTTTGGCTTTTGTCATAGTTTCTTCCCTAAGCGGTCGGCAAGATTTGACCGTGGATTCTCGTCGGAATTCTGGTCTGGTAATTCAACTTGGTTGAAGTATCAGGCCAGAGTTCGGGCCGGAGGTCCTATCCCTTCCGGGTCAGGCGGTTGGAACCTGCGTTACAAAGAGGTTCCATCCGCTGGGAAGTTGAGGCCCCTTGGTATACCAACTTACCGTTGGGATACCTTGGGCCCCTTACACGAGTGCCTCTACTCGTTTTTGGGGCGGAAGGAGTGGATGTTGGTAGGCCCGCCTACCGAGTCCGCTATCGCCGGGACGTGTCTGTTTGAATGGCAGACTTCCGTTGATTTGGTTGGAGCAACTGACAATCTCAGATTGGACGTTGCCGAAACTATCCTTGGCGCGCTTCTAGCGCGTTGTGATAGGGTTCCTGGTCGAGTGCGCCAGGACGCCGTGGAGTCCCTACGTCCGACTGTGGATGGCTGCGAAGTCACCCACGGTCAGATGATGGGCACTTACCTCTCTTTTCCTCTACTTTGTCTTCAGTCATACATTGCCGCTCGTTGGGCAACGCGTGACGTGGACGCACGTATTTTGATCAATGGTGACGATTGCCTAATCAGCTGTCCTCGCCCTGTTCTCAACAGTGATTACCCAGAGTGGGCGATCATTAATGAGACCAAGACCGGTCGCTTTAAAGGCGTGGCCGAGATCAACTCTACGTGCTTCCTTAGGGAGACTCGTGGAAGGTGGAGAGAGGTGAAGCACCTCAGAAGGGGAGGTGGTACGCGTGACCTCCAGGGTCACGTGCACCAGGCCGCTGTGTGTCGTGCAGCCGGTACGGTGTGGGAGAGGGCTTTTTCACTTGCGAAAGCGAAATCGCGCTGGGTGTTGCGTCCGAGCCAGCTCGGGTTCGATCTCCGGGTCTTGGAAACGTTCAAATACGAGCGCCGTCTCAAACGGCGCGGGTATGTGGACG